GGGAAGCGCACACCGGGTCACTTCGGACCCCCGGCAGTCACAACCCGTACAGGGTGAGCAGATGGCCCCGCCGACGAAACCCATCGAAGCGAAGCGCCGCCTCGGCACACTGCGCAAGGACCGCACGCCGAAGGGTCCGCTGACCATCATCGCGCCGGCGTCTCGGTCGCTCGAGCCCCCGCCGATGGTCGGAGACGTCGGGGCCGCGGAATGGCGGCACGTTCTCCAGGCCTGCGCCTGGATCGCGCCGTCCGACCTGACCGTCCTCCGTCTCTACTGCCTGGCCCTCGACCGCCACTCGGCCCTCTTGGCCCTGTTAGCCCAAGAGGGGACGGTGCTCTACACGGACAAGGGCTACGCCTACCTCAACCCGGCGCAGGGTGCTTTGGCCACGACGGAGGCGCAGATCACGAAGTGGCAATCGCTCCTTGGTCTGACCGCCTCCGACCGCTCCCGCATGGGGGTGGCCGAGGTCAAGGCCCGCACGAAGCTCGAAGAGCTGCGGGACCGCCGCGAGATCCGGGCTGGCCCCCGCGCTGGCTGACTCCCGTACCCGTCGGGGACACCCGGCGGGGTGACGGAAGCGATGTGCTGGCCTTCATCGATGCCTACGGCAAGATCACGAAAGACAGCATCGCCGGCAGGTCCGGCGAGCCGCTGAACCCCCGTTCGTGGCAGCGCAAGCTCATCGGCCCGATCTTCGCCCGGACCCCTGACGGCAGACGCAGACACCGCATCGCGATGGTCGGCATGGGCCGCAAGAACGGGAAGACGGGCCTGATGGCCGCAGTAGCTCTCTACGGGCTCTGCGCCGAGGGGGATGGGGCGGAGGTCTACTCCTGCGCCGCCGATCGGGACCAGGCGAAGCTCATGCACCACGCCGCGAAGCGCATCGTGGAGCTGGACCCCGAACTGGCGGAGCGGACGCGCATCTTCCGCGACGCCATCGAGGACAAGCCGACGGGCTCGGTCTACCGCGCCCTTTCCTCCGAGGCGTACACGAAGGAAGGTCTGAGCCCAACGCTCGTCATCTACGACGAACTGCACGCCGCCCCGAACCGCGAGCTGTACGACGTGATGGCCCTCGCGATGGGCGCCCGCGTGGATCCGCTCATGCTCATCGTGACCACGGCCGGAGTGAGAACGGACGCAACGGGGCAGGACAGCATCGCCTACACGCTCTACCAGCACGGGCGCAGAGTCGCATCCCGTGAAATCGATGACCCGACCTTCTTCATGGCCTGGTGGGAGCCGACGAAGAGCGATGCGCGGATCGATGACCCGAAGGTCTGGGCGATGGCCAACCCGGGGCTCGGGGACATCCTCGACGTCGCGGACATCCGCGCTGCGGCGCAACCGGGTAGGACCCCGGAGTCGGAGTTCCGCATCAAGCGCCTCAACCAGTGGGTGACCTCATCGCAGGCCGCCCTCCCTTCGGGGGCGTTCGAGGCGCGCAAGGTCTCTCGGGTCGTTTCGGCAGATGTGCCGATCGTGGCCTTTTTCGACGGCTCGTTCAACCACGACTGCACGGCCTTGCTGGGCATCACGGTCGAGCCGAAGCCGCATCTCTTCGTCATCGACTGCTGGGAACGTCCGCTGGACGATGCAAGGTGGCGAGTCCCCATCTCGAAAGTGGATGCGAAGGTCCGTGAGACCTGCCGGGACCGCACGGTCATCGAACTGCCCTGCGACCCGTTCCGCTGGGCGCAACTCATGGAGCAGTGGGCCGCGGACGGGCTGCCCATCATCGAATACCCGACCTCCTCACCGTCCCGAATGGTGCCCGCCTGGGCGAAGTTCTACGACGCGGTCATCAACGGCACGCTCACCCACGACGGCGACCCGCGCCTCGTGAGGCACGTCGGGAACATGGCCCTGAAGGTCGACCGGCTGGGGCCTAGGCCGGTCAAGGAACACCGCGGCTCACCGCGCTCCATCGACCTCGGCATCTGCGCCGTGGGTGGGTATGACCGCGCCTCACTGCACGCCGCCCAGCCGGCTCCTCCGCCCTTCCGGTCTTCCTATGAAGACGAGGGCTTGACCTTCCTCTCTTGAGGTCCCTGATGCTCCGAACGCGCAACCGCATCTGGTTCGGCCTCGTCGCGGTCGTCCGGAGGGTCAACGTCTTCGACGGCGGCGACCTCCTGACCCTCGCCGCCCTGGCCTTCGTCTGGTACGGCCTGTCGCTCTTCGCGCTGCCCCTCGCGTTCATCGTGACCGGCTTCCTGCTCGTGCTGGTGACGCCCATCGGGGCTGCGTTGCGCATCCTCCTGCGGGGTAAGTGATGGGCCTCTTCGCCCGCGGCCTGAAAGCGGGAGTGGGCTGGCCGAACATCGGCTGGCAACCGCCCGCGGGCTACACCGGCAAGTCCATCACGGACATCACCGTCAACGCCGACACGGCCATGAGCGTCGGCGCGTTCTCAGCCGGTGTGCGGCTCATCGCCGAAGATGCTGCTTCCCTGCCCTTCAACGTCATGGTCCACATGACCGGCGGGGGAGCCCGGAAGGCGTTCGAGCACCCGTCGTACAAGACGCTGCACGACGCGGCCAACCCCGACATGACCGCGATGGTCTGGCACGAGACGATGCTCGGCCACTACCTGACGTGGGGCAACTGCTACAGCGAGAAGGAGTTCGACGGGCTCGGCAACACCGTTCGGTTGTGGCCGCTGCGGCCGGATCGCATGACGCCCAAGCGCAACGAAGCGGGGAAGCGCATCTACCCCTACCAGCTGCGCGATGGCACGACGGTCGTGCTGCCGGCCCGCAACGTCCTCCACGTGCCGGCCTTCGGCTTCGATGGGCTCGTCGGGTACTCGCGCATCACCCTCGCCCGCAGAGCTTTCGAGAACGCCATCGCGGTGGAGGAATACGGCCTCTACACGTTCGCCAACGGCGCGCAGCCGGGCGTGGCCATCAAGCACCCGCAGTCGCTCAGCAAGGATGCCAAGAAGAACCTTCGCGAGAGTTGGGACGAAGCCCATCAGGGCCTCAGCAACACGCAGCGAACCGCCGTGCTCGACGAGGGCATGGGCATCGAGCAGATCGGCTTCCCGCCGCAGGACGCGCAGTTCCTCGAGACGAAACAGCAGACGACCATCGACATGGCGCAGCTCCTCCGTCTCCCGCCCCACAAGCTCAGCGACCTGACCAACGCCCACTTCACGAACATCGAAGAGTCGAACATCGACTACGTCATCGGCACGCTCATGCCGCCCCTGACGAAGTTCGAGCAGCAGGTCAACAAGGATCTGCTCAGTGGGCCGTACTACAGCAAGCACAACGTGGGGGCTTTGCTCCGCGGCAACGCCAAGGACCGCGCCGAGTTCTACCAGATCATGCGCCAGAACGGCATCTACACCGATGACGAGATCCGGGCCTTCGAGGACCTGAACCCCCTCAGCCCCGAAGAGCGCCAGCACATCCTCTGGCCGCTGAACTCCGTCCCCGCTTCCTCCTACGACGTCAACGGCATGACCTACCGCGACCGGGTCAATGCCGCGGGCGTCTACGTCCGCGTCGGGTTCGACCCCGCCAGTGCTCTGGCGGCCCTGAACCTGCCCCCCATGACGCACACCGGCCTCGTGCCGGTGACGGTGACGCTCGACCCCGCCGCGCTCGAACCGTCCAAGGCCGCGACGAACGGCCACCTGACAGGAGACTTCTGATGGCCCTGACCCTCACCGCCGCCCTCAACGCCGCCGACCAGGCGTTCCTTCTCAGCGGCACGCCGGAACCGACGGCCGGCGACATGCTCCAGATCGATGCCGAGGTCTTCCTGCTGGTGGGCGCTGGCGCCCGCGACAGCGGTTGGCGTGTCGAGACCATCCGGGGCTACAACACCACGACCCCGGCGACTCATGCCCAAGGGGCGACGGCATACCAGGTCCGGGCTCCCGTGCAGACCTCGGCTCTCGCGAGCACCCCACCCTCCGAAGTCGCGGTCGAGCTTGGCCTCACCGCGACGGCGGCAGAGCTGAATACCCTCGCGGGGGTCACGGCGGGCACCGTGGCCGCGGGCAAGGCCATCGTCACGACCACGAACAAGCACATCGACGCCCTCGTCATCAGCGATGGCGGACTGGCCCTCGGCGCCGGTGCGGGTACCGCGATCAGTTCCACGGCGGCGGAACTCAACCTCCTCGACGGGGCCACCGCTCCACCAGTCCAGGTCGCAGAACGCACCTTCACCGAGACGGCGGGAACCGGCGTCTACACCGCCACGGTTGCGATCCCCGCCGGCGCGACGGTCCTCGATGTCATCTGGCGCAACACCGTCGTCTGGAACGCCGGCACTTCGGCCTCTCTCGTCGTCGGTGATGACGATGACGCGAACGGCTACATCGAGGCGACCGACGTGCTGACCGCGCCCATCGCCGATGTGAACGGCGCCGGGGCCGGCATCTCCACTCGGCTCTCGCTCGGAGCCACTGTCGGTGCCTACAAGGGCGGTGGCGGCAGGTTCTGTGCCACCGCGAAGACCATCACGGCCACGGTCACGACGGTTTCGGCCGCCGCTGGCACCACGGGTCGCTCCCGGCTTCTCGTCGAGTACGCCCTGCCGTCGGTCGCTGCCGCGACGAAGGCATAGGAGGTTCCCATGACCGACATCCTCCGCAAGGCATTCACGCCCGTTGAGTTCAAGCTGTCGGACACGGGCGAGGTCATGGTGGCCTTCAGCCGTCTGATGGTCATCGACCATGACAACGACGTCACGTTTCCAGGCGCCGTTCCCGTCGGCAAGTCCGTGCCCATCTCGGACTACGGGCACACGTCATGGGAAGGCGCCCCGCCCACGGGCAAGGGCATCATCTCGGAGGTCGGCGACCTCGGCGTCCTCACGGGCGGCTTCTTCATGGAGACCGACCAAGGCCGCAACGCCTACCACACCACGAAGGCCATGGCCGACCTCCAGCAGTGGAGTTACGGCTACGACGTCCTGCCCCCCTCGGGTCCGGGCGTCTTCGAGGGCCAGCGGGTGCGCGAGCTGCGCAAGCTCGACATCTACGAGATCAGCCCTGTCTTGCTCGGTTCCGGCATCGGCACGCACACCCTCGCGATCAAGAGCGGCAGCCCGGAACCGGACCTGCCGTATGCCGCCCATGCATCCTGGCTACGGGAAGCGGTGACGGCGTTCACGGATCGGACCGGCGAACGGGCCGCGTGGCGAGCCGAAGAGGGCCGTGGGCTCTCGGGTGCGAACCGCGATGACCTGGCTGCGCTGGTCAAGGCGCTCGATGAGTTCCCGGCCGTGGCCGACGAACTGCGGGCGCTGCTCGAGGCGACCGACCCCACGAAGGCCGACCGCCTCCGCCGCACCGAGATCGACATCCTCATCGCCTCCGCACGCCGCAACGGCGTGACGGTCTAAGGAGACACCGCACCATGGCAACCGCAACCGAACTGAGCGGCGCGCTCACGACGAAGCGTCAGGAGCACACCGCCTGGCTCGCCACCTTCAAGAAGGATGGCGGCTACGACATGCCCACCGATCAGGTGGGCGAGTTCCAGAAGCGCAATGAGGAGCTGGACAAGCTCCAGGGCGAGTACGAGACCGCCCTCGTGGTCGAGAAGTCGGCCGCGCAGAACGAAGCCAAGCTCGCGCCGCAGGGCCGCATCATCTCCGGTGGGAGTGACGAGCCCTACGAGGGCAAGATCAAGTCCCCCGAAGGCCTCGAGGCCGCCTTCAAGGGCGCCTTCAAGCAGCACGGCCCGGCCCTCAAGGCCCTCGCCGATGGCGGCACGGGCACCGTCCGCTTCGAGCTTCCCGTCGAGTCCAAGACCCTCGTCACCCTCGCCGACCACTACCCGCCCGCTGAGCGTCTCCGGACGACCGGCATGGCGGCGTTCTACGGCGACGTCGAGGACCTCTTCGCCCCCGGCTCGACCGACTCGAGCAACATCGAGTATTTCATCCAGACCACGAACACCACGAACGCCGCGGCTGTCGCGGAGGGTTCCGCGGTCACGGACAGCGCCTACGTCTGGACGAAGACGACCGATGAGGTCGAGACCATCCAGGCGTGGATCCCCGTCACTCGCGAGTTCCTCAACAACAACGCGGGGATGCAGTCGATGGTGACCGGCCGGCTCGGCTACGAGCTTCAGGCCAAGGTCAACCAGCAGCTCCTCTCGGGCACCGGCACCACGCCGCAGCTCTGGGGCGCGTTCATCCGCGTCGGCTTCCAGACGCAGGCGAAGGGCGCCGATCCCGTCTTCGATGCCATCGGCAAGGCCATCAAGCTCGTGACCATCACCGGCGATGCGCCGGCCGACGCGATCGTCATGCATCCCACCGACTGGTGGAACATGCGGCTCACCCGGACCACCCAGGGCATCTACATCCTGGGCAACCCCGGCGACGCTGGGGCCACCTTCAGCCTGTGGGGCCTGCCCGTTCGGGTCTCGACCGGCATCGGTGCCGCGGGCACCGCTGGCGTGGGCGCCTTCAAGCAGTACGCCCAGGTCTTCAACAACGGCGGCGTCGTCGTGGAGGCTTCGACCGAGCACAGCACGTACTTCACCGAGCGCAAGGTCGCGCTGGCCGTCTCTCGGCGCCTGAGCATCGCGTCCTACCGTCCGTCCGCCTTCGCCACGGTCACGGGGCTCTAGTCGGCCTAGCCGAGAAAGGAGTCCATCGTGCCTGTCATCTCTGGAGGTCTCGTCGGACAGCCCGGCCAAGTCCTCTTCGAGGAAGTCACGTTCACTGAGACCGCTGGAGCCGGTGTCTATACCGGCTCCGTCACGGTTCCGGCGAACTCGTGGCTCCTCGACATCAAGATCTACAACCTCGTCTATTGGACGAACAACACGTCCGCGACCATGAAGGTCGGGGACGCAGGCACCGACGACGGCTGGTTCACGGCCATCGACCTCAAGGCCACCGATATCGTCGACCACTCCGGCGGCAACGCCGAGGTGCTCGACTTCAACAACGGCGGCGGCAAGGTCGGCGCTTACTACGTGGCCGCCACGGGTGAGCGCGACCAGATGTACGCCAGCGCGGCGCGCGTCGTCAGCGGCATCGTGACCACCGTCGGGGCGACCGGAACGGCCGGCCGCACTCGCATGGTCGTCATCTACACCGACCCGACGGTTCCGACCGTCGCCACCAAGGTCTAGTCCGATGCGGCGCTTCCTCATCTTCGGCAAGCCGAAGCCTGCCCCCGAAGAGGAGGCGCCGCGCACCTTCACGGATGGCGGCCCAGTCAGCGGGTCCGTCTCCGTTGTCATCGGGGAGCACGGCCCCGAGACCTTTGTCTCCTCTCATCCAGCCGACAAGATGATCCGGCGACCAGCCGACAAGGGAGTCTGAGACATGGCGACCATCACCTACGGCACCGTCGCCACGAACCCGGCGTCGGACATCGGCACCCTCCGTCCGGGAGGGGTCGAGCAGATCGTCAGCTCCACGCAAGCCAGCCCCACCGAGGTCACGACCCTCGACAACCACGGCCTGACGAGCCTCGACCGCATCTTCTTCACCGCCTCCACGACGGCCAACGCGGCATTGACCGCGACGCCGCAGCAGGTCGTCACCGTCACCGGGCTGAAGACCTTCACGGTGCCCGTCAACTGCGGCGTGGCTGGAGCTACCGCAGGGGCATACGACGTCTCCATCCGGTCCACGCCCACGACCCCCGCAGCGGCTCCGCTCATCAACGCCGGACGGGTGCATGGGCTGCGCGTCGGGGACACCGTGACCATCGTCGCCTCGGGTTCCACGCCCGACCTCGACGGTGACCAGGTCGTCACCGCGGTCGAGAGCACGACCGCCTTCCGCGTCCTGACCTCCGCCACACCTACCACGGTCGCGGGTTCCACCACGGCGGCGCACTACACGAAAAAGGCGTACTTCTCCGACGTCATCGACCGCGGCGCGGCGAACGGCGGGGGCGCTTGCGTCGTCACCTCGACCATCGGCACGGCGCCTGCCACCACGAAGGTGGATATCCAGGGCAGCGTCGATGGCACGAACTGGTTCAACGTCCCCTACGCGCTCGTGGCCACCCCGAGGACGTTCGTCGTGACGCAGCTGACGATCACGACCGCGGTGGCCGTGACGTACCTGCTCCAGGAACTCATCTTCTGGCGCTACCTGCGTCTAGCCATCTCGCTGAACACGAACGTGACGCTGGCGCTGACGCACTTCCAGTCCGGGCCTGTCTGAGATGCGTCGGGCGAACCTCGCGGCCAGCTCCAGCTCGTCGGATGCGGCGAGCTACACGACCGCGTCCGTCGCCCTGCGCGTAGGTCGCCTGTACCTGCTCTCGGTGACGAACTCGAAGGCGGCAGCGCCCGATGCCGTCTCTTCGGTGACGGGCGGGCCGACCTGGTCGAGCGTCGCCACGGTGAGCTTCAACAGCGACGGTGCCCCCACGCAGCGCCTGACGGTCCTCTCCGGTGTACCCACGGTGGATTACTCGGGCACGCTCGTCATCGCCTTCGGTGGTACCGAGACCGGGTGTTGCTGGTCGCTCGACGAGTTCACCGACGTCGAGACGGTGACGGCCAACGGCGTCGTGCAGTCGGCCTCCGCAACGGCAGATGCCGGCACGTCCGTGACCGCCACGCTCTCCGCGTTCCGCTCGAGCAACAACGGCACCTTCATGGCGGCCGCCAAGGGTTCCACGGGAGCCTGGACCGTCGCTACGGGCTTCACCAGCCTCTGCGACGTCGATGCGGCGACCCCGGCGCAGTCCCTCGCCACGGCTGCAAGGGCGGCGAATGACACGAGCATCGACCCCTCCTGGACGGGCGCCATCGGGGCAGCCGTCATCGGCGTCGAGATCGCGGCGACCGGCTACCTCTGCGGCCTCGACCTGGTCAAGCTCCACCTCGGCATCGCCACGACGGACCTGACCAGCGATGAAGAGTTGCTCGGCTTCATCGGCGACATCAGCGCGGACATCATGACGAAGACGGGCCGACGTTTCGCGCGCACGCCCTCCTCGGGCACCACGACGTACCTCTTCGACGTCCGCACGACGGGCACGCGCACGCTGCGCATCCCCGCCGGCATCGCAGAAGCGTCTCTGCTCGAAGTGGCCACGGCGACCGGAGGGGCCTTCACGACGGTCAATGCTGCCGACTGGTTCCTCGACCCGCCCGCGCAGGACCGCGACATCGGCTGGCCGGC